TCTATTACTCTTGGTTTAATATAACTCAAGAATTACAAAATAATACATTGTCTTATGTCTGGTTAGATAATACAGGAGCATCTACTACTTATTCTGTTACAATTCCTGATGGTTTATATGAAGTAGCAACCATTAATCAATTTCTCCAATATACCTTTATCAAAAACGGACATTATTTAGTAAATTCCTCAGGTGATAATGTCTATTATGCTGAAATAGTTTTAAACCCATCCCGATATGCTGTTCAAATAAATACCTATCTATTTCCAACTGCTTTACCGGCTGGATATACCAATCCTGCTGGAATAGTTTTCCCATTAGCTGATTCATTTAATCCTGCTCTGACAATTCCGGCAAATTTGAATACCATCTTAGGATATACTGCTGGATTTTCAACAAATATCAACTTAAATAATACTTACGTTCCTCCATCATCCAAATATATTAGTAAATTAGCAAATGGAACCCTAAGCTATATTTCTACTATGGCTCCAAATGTTCAACCAAATTCAAGTATTATTTTAAGCATTTCTAATATTGATAACCAATATGCTCAACCTACCGGAACTTGTTATTCTATTGTTCCTACTGTTGCTATTGGAGAACTTATCAATGAAAAGCCTGTGAATTATATTTGGAACAAATTGATTCCGGGAACATATAATGAAATTAAAATGACACTCTTAGGAACCAATCTCCAACCAATTAAAATACAAGATCCTCAGATGACCTTTGTCTTTGTTATTAAGGATGGAACTGAACAATTATTTTAATTTAATATTCTAAATTTTAATTATAAAATAAATTTAAATTGATTTTATAAATTAATATCTGTATTAATTATATATAAATGAATAGCGAACTAACTGAGCAATATTTAAACACAACGTATGACAATTTCTCAAGAGAATCACAAAAGATTTTAAACGAGCTAAAGAACGATAATGAAGAAAAGAAAGTAAAACATTTACACAAACAATCCCAACTGTTAAGGTCTATAGAAATTAATATTTTGAAATTAAAAACTTTAAGAAAAATTTACGATGACAAAATAAAAAATCTATAAGTATATTATATAGCAATGAATAGAGCAAAGTCTGTCTATATTCCAAGATTGAATAAACGTATAGTTTCTCAACATACAAGAGGATTTAAAGAAGGTAAGGGTATTGGTGCCGTTTTACTAGATGGAGGTTTAGGAGGTCAATCTTCTTATTCTTCAATGGATGATTATTTAGCAACTACAAACGCTCCTGCTCCTATTGGATCAGGATTAAAAGGTTTAGATAAAATTAGGGGTAAAATGGAGAATTTAGTAATTAAACCATCTACTCATAAAGTAAAGAATATAAAATTTACTATTTAAATTTCATCAAGATATATTTTAATATTTAGCAAATTAAAATATATAAATTGAAAATTTTTTTTGTATGGTAATTATATATAATGAGTTGCGACAAATTAGTCTTTGACCTTGCTCAAGAAATTGAGGGAACCCCTAACATTTTCGTAAAGAAGGATTGGCTTAATATTTTAGACAATCAAAACGGAAACTATGGAGCTAATCAATCTATTATTGATACTTCACAACTTTCCAATTCAAACAAGTATATGTCTTACAGAGAAGCTTATTTACTTATGCCCCTACTTTTAACTGTCACTTCAGGAACTGGAACTACAACTGATACAGATGCTGGTGGTTTCCTTCCTGCTACTGCTGGAACTTCAGCTGATTACGCATTCGGTCTTAAGAACTGGTTCGGTTCTATGATTCACTCTTTTACTTTAGATTACAACGGAACTACCATCATTCAACAAACTCCTTTCTGTAATATGTGGAACGCCTTTAAACTTATGACTTCTTTATCTTGGTCTGATGTTGCTACAATTGGTTCTACTATTGGTTTTTACCCTGATGATCCTCTTTCTTGGGCTTATGAAGCTGTTCCTGCTGATTCTGGTGTTGGTGTATGTAATAATACCAATTTTTCAGATACTACATTTGGTATTGATGTTGATGGAGCCTTCAATAACTATAAATCTAATAATGGTAATATAGGTCTTCTTAAAAGACAGTCATATATTAACTTTGATACTGATGGTGATTGCGGTTCTGGCACTTATGGAGCCAATGTATTTGATGCTCCATCAACTCTCTGGAAATCATATGTTCTTACTAAACAAAATGGTGTAGATTATGCTGTAGGTCCTCCTGTTGTTCCTCAAGTATGTGGTATTTTCCAAATTGCTATTACCGCAACTGTTTATTTAAGACATCTTCATTCATTCTTCCAAATGGTTCCACTTCTTAAAGGTGTTTATATGAAGATGACTATGAATCTTAATAACACTTCTACTTCATTTTCTGTCAGTGGTGGTAATGCTATGGATATTTCAACTATTTCAAATGCTGTCGGTGGTGTCAATCCACTAATGATTGCTTCCACTTTAGGAACAAATGGAGGGGCTTCACTTGGTAATGATGCTAATTATGTTGCTACTATCAATGTTGGAGCTGTCTGTTTAAATCAAACACAAAAACAAATTACCAATGTAGCTTCTGGTCCAATAGCAAACATTTATTTATATGTTCCCGCTTATACATTCAATCCTGTTTTCGAAAAAATTTATCTTTCAAACCCTATTAAACGTATTCAATACACAGATATTTACCAATACCAAATTACTAATGTGAAATCAGGTGCTACTTTCAACAATCTCCTTACCAACGGTATTGCTAATATTAAATCTGTTCTTTGCTTACCTTTCTATTCTCCTGTTGAAACCTCATCAGGTCTTCCAGATGGTATTCCAGTTTATCAATCACCATTCGATCCCGCTGGTTGTGGTCCAACTTCTCCACTTTGCCTCCTTACTAACTTTAACGTAGTTGTAAGTGGGCAGAATACCATATACAACACTGAAAAATTTTCTTTCGAACAGTATAACAACCAACTTTACGGAGTAAATGCCGTTAATGGTGGTATGACTGATGGTCTTACATCAGGGCTTGTTGATGCTCTTGGTTTTGAAATGGAATACTGTTATTACTATGTTGATGTAGGTAGAATGCTTCCTACTGAAGAATCTGTTCCAAAATCTATTAGTATCGTTGGTCAAAATAAATCCAAAAGACAAATTGATCTTTGGTGCTTCGTTGAATACGGTGTTGATGTAAGTATTGATATCCTCACTGGAGCAAGAGTTTAAATATAATCCAAGACTAATTGATTATAATCTTTAAAAAATAAAATATACTTTTTAAAGATTTTTGCCATTATTTAATTATTTAGAAAATACCATTAATTTTATTTTCTAAGTCTATAATATAATACTAATGAATTCCACAGTTGTGAAAGTTTCTCCAAAACAAATGTCCAAGTTACGCAACGGGCATAAAGTCAGAGTAAAACCTCCTGAAGTAGAAGGTGAAGGATGTTATATTGTTTTACATCCCGAAAATTATGATATTGTATCTAGAACCTTTAGTAAAAATAAAGGTGCTGAAATAACTCTATCACCTGAAGAAATCCAAGCAAATAAGAGAATATCTTTAAGTCCTGAACAACATCAAGCTATTCTTAAAAAACACAAAGTCGGTCAAGGTATTTTTGGAAAGAAATTTGATAGATTAGTTGGTAAGGTAATTGGTAAGACCGCACAAAGAAAATTATATAAGACTGCTGAAAAGGCTCTACCATTAGTAAAGGCTGGATTAAGTTCCGCCGGAACTGCTTTAGGAGTTGCTCAACCTGAATTAATTCCTATTATTGCCGGTCTTTCACCTTTAGTAAGTGATTATCTTACAAGCCCTTCAAAATATCAAAGAAAAATTTCCACCCCTGCTATTCAACAAGATTTAACAAATAATCTTTCAGCTGAATTAGATCGTTTATTAGCAATGAAGAATCTATCTGGTAAAGGATTATATGCTGGTTCAACAGGTGGTGCTATTGGATTAAATGGTGGATTTGTAAGCCATATTCATCCTGCCCTTCAATCTCAACCATTTTCCGCAAATTTCCAATTCCAACATACATTACCTCCCGCTTATCAAAAATTTAGTAAAGGAAGCGGATTATATGCTTAAAGAAGTATAAATACAAATAAAATTATTATAGAAAGTTTTATAAAATTAATTTCTATATTAATTATATACTAATGCTTACTGACAAACAATTAGAGGAATTATCTGTCAAAATGAACATCCCATTAGAGGATATTATATTTAAAGACCAAACTCCATCAACATTTAAATTCAATAAATCGTATATTGTTAATCTTGAAGATGAATATGATGAAGGTGGTAATTTAAATTCAGGTTCTCACTGGACTTGCTTACAAATAAACAAATATCCAAATGGAACTATCCAATCCATTTATTTTGATCCTTTTGGAATTCCACCTCCAAAAGAAATTATTGAGTGTTTTAAAAGAACAACTGGTAAAATACATTTTCCATATAATACAAAGGATATCCAAAGTTTAATGAATAATGCTTGTGGATGGTATTGTTGTGCCTTTCTTCACTTTATTAATAATTTTTCTCACAGGTCAAAAGATTTATATCAGGATACATCTAACTTTTTAGATTTTTTTGATGACCTAAATAAGTCGGTGGATTTCAAAAAGAATGAATTTATTTTGAAACACTTTTTCCAATCAAAAGACCCAACTAAAAGGAAGGAGATCGAGGTTATAGCTAATCCCGATACTATTTATACTGATAATAATGGTGAAAGACCAGATATGATGTCTATTCCTATTTCTATGAATCTTAGAAAATAATTGCCGGAAAGTAGAAAACTTGTGCGGTAAATTTGGAAAATCTAACATAAAATTTCTAATATTAAATCTAATATTACAAATTGAAAAATATTTTACTAAAAATCCTAAAAATAGCGCACAAGTTTTCTACTTTCCGGAAATAAGTTTATATTATTTTTTAACATAAGTTTCTAACATATTTGAACTAGATCCCATCTCGCCCATAGTTTCCTTAATATCATCCTTCTGTTTGATAGTATGTGAATACTTATCTGTTAAATAGGTATGTCTTAATTGATTAACCCCAACCTTCTTTTCACCGAATATTTTATTGAGGCGTTGGTTGAGCTTTACACTAGACAATTTATTCATATTTGAATCAAATAATAAATAGTCTGTTGGATTTGCTTTTATCCATTTGTTCAAGATATTTTTAAGTTGGATAGGTATTTCCACAACTTGTTGCCCGTATGTTTTTGCGGTTTTATAAGAGTTGAAAATCAATTTATTCTTTTCTAAATAGTTGTCCTTTGTTTTATCAATATTAGCAATCTTGAAATCAACATAATCTTTTGAACGTCTTGGAGGAATATAAATACCACCTAAAAGACACATAATAACATAGGATTGAATCTCTTGTAGATCAAAAACACTTGGTATTTTCTTCTTATATAAAATATCAGCATTGGTTTTCAATTCACCTAAAATATCCTTGACTTGATTTGTATTTACCCAACTTTCTTTCTGTTCATCTGTTTTTTCTTGTTTATGGATTTCCTTATTATAATCTCTTACATCTTCTAACATTAAATCCCTATAAGGTTTCTTATCTGTAATAATAACTAAACTTGATAGGATTGTTTTTCTTCGGTTAGATGGTATATCTTTTAAATATGCTAAAACCTTTTCAGTTTGATTGAATTTAGTCATATCGATCTCTTCATCACCAAAAACCTTTTTATAGAGGTTTTTTAAAATAGATGAGTAAGTGGTTATGGATGATTTGGATAGAGTAGGTTTTTTAGACTTTACGTATTCTTTGACGACTTCCATTATTATATAATTAATATTAAGAAAATAATTTATATAATTGAAAAAAATTATATATAAATTATTTAAATTTGATTAATAATTTATATTTATAAAATTTTTTGATATAAAGAATTATTTTATATTCTTATTATATATACATAATGAGTAAAAGGTCCTTGAAGAATGACTTGAGCTTTGGTTTAGAAAAAGAAGAGCCTGTCCGCCAACTTCTTAAGAAAGTTTTCACTGATGAAGAAGACATCATCAATACGAAAGATCTGTATAATGACGAGTTTTGTAAATTTGATTTTGAAGGAATTACCACTAAAAAAAGATATGAGGTTAAATCTAGAAGAAACGCAAAATATGATTACAACACAACAATATTACCAGTTCATAAAATAACATCAAAGACAACTGAAAATGGTTTAATTATCATTTTCAACTTTACAGATAAATGTTCATATATAACCTATAATACCGACATCTTTAAAAATTTTTCAAAAAAAGATATCAATGTTTTTAGAGATGGTAGATGGGAGGGTCCTGTCCCTCATTTTTTAATTCCTGTTAATATTTTGATAGATATGAATTAATTTAGGATTTTCATAATATAAAAATTTATAATTATATAAATTTTTATCTAATTATATTTATATACACAATGAGTTCATATGAATCTACAAAGACTACAATTGAAAGCATCTCAGAATTATTTGAAAAGGGTCTTATTAATGAAGACGAGTATTTAGACAGTATTAATTTTTTAGCAGACACAGAAGCCGAAGAAGATTATATTGATGAGTTTAAATATATCTATAAAGTTGTTATGGATAAAAAAATAAAATTATACTATGTTAATCCAGAAGACACACATACATTTTTAGAAATGAAAAATGTGAAGGTATATTATATAAAAGTTCCAACCAGCTCATCGGAATATCAATCAGCGTTTTATAATACAAAATCCAATAGAAGAATCACCATCCAAAAAGAACAACCTAACGAACAACCGAAATATTATTTAAGAAGTAATTGTAAATCTGTGGATATATAATTCAAATATTAAGAATTTAACACAATTATATGAAAATTAACATTAATATTCATATAATACTATTGAAAACATAGATAAAAACTTAATTAAATCGATTTAATTAAGTTTTTATATCATAAATAAGTTCATTAAATAGATATTAATCTTAAATTTCACATTATATTATTAATATATTAATAATTAATTAATAAAAATATTAATTAATAATTAAATAAATGGTTGTTTTATGATCCCCAATCAAATTCCTTAATAAAGACGAAATTTCTAGTTACGACACTAACATCACAATCTTTGATTCCTACTTTAATATTTTCTTTTATACCATTTCTATCAGTTTCCAACTTACTAATCTCATCTTGTAATTGTTTTATTGTATCCTTTTTAGATTCAATTAGTTGATTAATATAGGATAAATTGTTCTCCATATTAATGAGTTGAGTTTGTTGTTGTTTCTTAGCTCTAATGAGTTCAAGTTGTTCCAAAAGTTGTTGTTCTTGTTCTTCTAAAGAATTCATTTGTATATTATAATATAATATAAAAATATTCCTTTATATCGTTTTTTAATATAAAATTAATTTATAATTAATAAACCTTTCCGGTTATTACAGCAGGTTTCAGTCCTTTTCCTTTCATTGATCTTATTTTTGCCATATGTTCTTTTGCTTCTCTTGAACCTTTTACAAATTTCTTAGCACCAGCACCAGATACTTTGTGAAGTTGTGGCGCTATTAGTTCAGAGCCTAATTTATCTCCGACAGCCGAAGCTAATACGCCAAGAGCAGGACTTCCAGTAAGAGTTCCTAATGAACCCAATGTAGCACTTGTGACCGCAGGAATTCCATAATCAATAAGATCAGTTGCTAAACCTCCTTTCTTAGATGTAATATATCTTCCAGCTTGTTTAGCAATAGGAACAATAGCTTTTTCAGCAGGATTAATTACTTTGGATTTTAATGGATTTGTAATCTCCTTTGTAAATCCTCTTTTAATATCTCTACCTAATTTTTTGAAAACATTACCTATATTAATTCTTCCACCTTCCATATCTGAATCACTAGAATCAGAATCAGAATCACTAGAATCAGGTTGATAAATGTGATGTATATGATGAACAACTAATCTTCCACCTTCCATATCTATATTATTAGGTTTGATTTTATTTTTTGGTTTATAGGCAATAATTAAATTAATTCCAGAGTTTCCTAATTCTTTAGTTCTGTAATCAGTATAACCTTCATCCTCTACCATATTAGGATCAGCTTGTCTAAATCTAATTGTATTTGCTTCCTTATCAACATTTGGTGATTTAAATCCATTTGTCTTGAGCCATTTCTTAGCTTGTGTGATATTAAATTTATCTTTATCAAAAACAACAGATTGAACCCAATAATTTTTATCCCGAATTCCTTTACCTTTTAATTCTTGTTTTTCTCTTTTAATAGCATCTATTATAATCTTTGATTGTTTGTAATCTTTAGGGTCAATTGGTTCCTTAGGGTCAGCAATATGAGAAACAAGATGGTTTAGCATCATATCATAATTTTTTAAATCTTCCATTCCAGCTCCCGTTGTAATAACATTCGCCGTAGCACCCAAATCTGTGATAGTATTAGCAAATTTTCTAAGATATGGTAAATCTCTGAATAGGGATTTTGTGTCTTGTTTGATAAAGGTTATATCACTTTCATCTCCAATATTATTTGACTTAAAGAAAGCAACTATGAAATCCTGACAATTATTATCTTTTGCGGAATACCCGAAGAATTTACCTTTACCCATATATTTTTCAGTTGAATCTAACATTTCATTTACTGTTAAATGCGGAATAGCTGATGATACTAATTTAGTTTCTGTCTTTGGTCTTGATTTAGGATTTATATCCATATTAATAACTTCATTCTTTTCCAATAATACTCTTCTTCCATCTTCTAGGGTCATTTCAACAAATAAATGGAATAATTCATCAAATGATCTTTCTAATCTTTTACCAAATTTACCCAAAGAAAATATTGATAAAGCACCAGTTAATAGGGATGGAACAGGTGTTCTTTTAAGGGTCATTGATTTAACATAGGAACTACCAACCTTTTTCAAAATATCTCTAACCTTTGGAGGATAATCATCTCTACCATATAAAACAGCTTGACCATAATCCTTTGCTTTTGATGCTACATTTTCAAGTGTTGAACCTATAGCCTTAGCAGTGGATATAATAGGTTTTTCAATGGTTGATTCCCAGCCTTTTTTAATTCTACGTCCAAGAACTCTAAAATCTCTTGCTAAATTTAATTTTCCACCTTCTTCGGGTTGAGGCTCAGATTTAGTTCTCTTTCTTTTATTAGATATTAATGTTTGTTTCTTTTTTGCTTCCTTAGCTTCTTCTATAGATGAATATTTCTTAGGTCTTCCTCTTGTCTTTTTAATAGGTTGAACAATAGAAGGAGGTTGGATTTCATCTAAATCCATCTTAATATTATTTGAGTTTGATTTTTTCTCTCTAATAGATCGCATATGTTCTTTTGCTTCTTGACTACCTTTTAAGAATTTCGGCATTATATAATTAAGGTTAGATATTAATTATTTCCATTTTAATAAAATTCCGGAAAGTAGAAAACTTGTGCGGTATTTTCAGGATTTTTATTAAAATATTTTTCAATTTATAATATTAGATTTAATATTAGAAATTTTATGTTAGATTTTCTAAAAACACCGCACAGGTTTTCTACTTTTCTACCAAAGGATATTTCGGGATAAGTTATTAGCAGAATATTTATCTGACTTCCAATCTCCCTTCATATTAGCAGTCCTTGTTAAATATCTTTTTCTTCTTTCCAAATCTGTATGTTTGGTAAAATCCTCATAATTTAACTGACCAAAATGAACCCATTTACCATCTGGATTTTGAACCATATATTTCTTATGAGGTCTATTGGATATATAAACTGGTATATCCCTACCAAGATATTTATCCGCCATTTTCCGAACCTGAATAGGGTCAGACCATTCCCATATTGGATTTGATTTTGGAACTTCGGGTATTAAAATCATCTCTTTAAGTCCTTTTCCAACTCTTTTTTCAAATGGTGGAAGATTAGCATCCCCTTTTATAATCTGTTTTAATTTTATTTGTTGTTGAGCTTGTTTAGGATCTATTTCACTAACTGTCAGAGGTGTTTGACTATTAACCCGAATATTTGGTCTATAAACGGGATAGGCTTGATTTCCAATATCACCCCAATCTTCTTTGAACCATCGGGATAAATTTTTAGGTTGAGAATCAGATTTATAAGTTCCACCCCTATGCTTATATGTCTTAACTATCCATCCTGATTTATATGCGGAAGGTTTGTTATAAATCTTATTTGCTTGTTCTTTCACTTGATCGTATAATTCTTTATTTGCTATTATAGGCATCCGTTGTTATATAATTAAGATATATATTTTTTCAAATAATAAATTCGGGTTCAGATTTTGACCTACTGATAGGAGATTCAGGCGGTATTTGTAAAATAGGTATTTCAGCTAATTTATCTGTAATCCGTTTTGGTAATAAATTTGAATTTTCAATTAATTTACAATATATCCCATATATCTTATCCAAATATTCTTTTGCTGGTATTGGTCTATTAGATTTTGATAAATTGAGAGTCTTATGAATATCAATTGAAAGTAAATAATATTCTTTGGAAATGGTAAGTTCATTTTCCAATTGTTTTTGAACCCCCAAATATAATTCTATTGAACCTATAATTGAACAAGTTAGAGAAAGCAAACAAGTAATCATAGAAATAGTTTTCTGTTCTATATAATTTTGTATTCCGACCGCAACTATACTATTTATTCCAGAAAGCACAATTATAGGCAATCTAAAATAATGTAAATTTGATTTTAATTTGAAATATCTCTTTTTATGCTCTTTATTCAAGCATACACAATTTATCCTGATATTTTCTAAAATAGATTCTATATCTGTATTCCAGTCACTCATTTAATATTAACTTAGATTTAAATTAAGCTATTCTCATAAAACTAATAGAACTGATTGTTGTATTCAATACATATCCAGATGTTGGAGATATACCGTTTCCTACAGCTCCTGTGATGTAAATTGTTTTTGCTCCGTTAGTAGTGTTTGTGTAATACACTGTAGCAGAGTTTGAGAAACGAGCATTCGTAACAGTAAAAGCAAATACACCAGTAGCATTATAAGAACCAGCAATAGGTGAAGCAAGAGTATTTTGTGTTTCATTGAGAACTGTAGAAAATGTTCCAGTAGTAGCAACTGATCCTGTATATTGAAGAGTATGAACATAAGAAATCATATAGGTTCCAGCAACAGGTAGAGAAATTGACCTTTGAGATGTAGCTGTTGTTGATATTGCTGTTGTAATTTCTGTCCAAGTATTTGAAAACCATCCTATATTAGCACTTGTCAAAGTAGGAACAGAAGTATATCCAAATGAGTAACTATTTGAGGTAATATTCTTAGCACAACCAATACCACCAGAAACAACAACAGCACCAGTAGTAGAAGAGGTTGAATCAGTGACATTTGTAAAATTACCAACTGGAGAAGCATTTAAGGTGACTGATGTAGTTGGTGTTATTGTTGTAGCATTTGAAAAATAGATTAGCACACATCCATTTTGACCACCTTGAGGAGCTCTTCCAGAGTGTGATGGTTTATCATTATAACAAATCGCACCAGCACCACCTGAACCATATCCACTAGATAGAGCAGGATATCCTGTTCCAGAAGCCGTAATACCACCACCATTACCACCATTACATATAGAAGCCGTAGTAGAATCAATAGGGAAAGTATATGTTGAACTACCACCAGTTGAAAATGTATTAACAACTGTATAATAAGAACCACCTCCTCCAGATGATGAATTTGTTAGAGTTGTTCCATTTCCACCGCTTGTAGAACCAGATGTTCCACCAACACCTCCAACAGCTCCTGTAGCAGAATTACCTCCAGCACCACCTACTCCAGCACTCGTTCCTAATGCTCCACCAAAACCACCAGCACAGGTAGTTGAAACAGAACCCGATAATGTTGTTGAACCACCATTTCCACCAGCTGTTGTAAAAGAAGCTGAACCTCCAGCTCCAACTGTGATATTAACAGTCCCTGAACTTGTTAATGTAAATGAACCAGATTTGACCTCACCACCTCCTCCTCCAGCACCAGCATTAATACGGAAACCTTGAGCAACTCCTGAACCAGCACCACCGGCACCAATAGCAACCCAATAAAATGTGATACTCTGAGAACTGAGAGCATTATAATTGAATGAAAACCCAGAACCAGCATTAGGGAATAGATAATATGTGTAATTAGAAAAAGCACTTGACGAAATAGGATTGATATTTGTATAGGCAGTTCCACCAACAGCCGATATAAGATTTGTAATATTAGTAGTAGCGGGTCCTAATTGTAGATTATTGTTGAAATTTTGGGTTCCAGACCATACATTATTAGTATTCAATAAATTAGGAATTGCTGAAATAGCTGATGTGACATATCCAGTTGATGCGATAGTAGTAGAATTGTTAGGATATGCTACTGTTGGAACTTGAGTAGTTGAATTTACTATAAGATTATTTGTATTTGTTGTAGTTGTATTTGTTTGAGTAGCATTTAGGGTTCCAATTGCTAATGCTGATAAATTAGGATCGTATGTTATAGCCGTAGTAGTATCATCTAGATAAAGAGTTGTATTTGTTCCAGCTGTTGTTTTTGAAAATGGAATATAATAGGTCCCACTAGTATCATCACTTGTTGTTGTAACAGTAGAAGCGGATGAAGCGGTTCCAGTTAATGATCCAGTAAAAGTAGTAGCATTCACATTTGTAGTTGCTAAGGTTGATGTTGAAGGTGTATATGTTATTCCTCCCGATTTTAGTAACGCTTGAACACCAGTAGTAGCGTTATTTGTAAATAATAATGGTCGGGCTGTTGAACCTGTATCTAATGTCGTTGTGAATCCAGAAGCATTCATAGTATTTGTAACTAAACTATTAGATATTTCAATTGAAGGAATACTATTATCAATAATAATCGTATTAGTCCCATCAGATAGATATACAGCAGGAACTAATGAATCAACAACAACTTGAGTCCCTGTTCCACAAACCAAAGCTTTCACACCTGTAATATTTTTATTACCAGCATTATTTCCAGAAGTCAAAACCTGACTCAATGTAGGAACAGGAGCAGGAATAGTTAAACTAGTAGATACATAAGTATAATATGCCCCTTCAAAATAGGTTGTCAAAGTGACACTACCAGACATTCCAGTTCCAGTTGAATAAAGTTTAATAGCTAATCTATCTGTAATAGCCAATACAGTTGTAGGAACACTCATAGTAAGTTGAACACAGTCAGGAGCAGTAGTTGTTCCATTAACATCTCTACTATTTCCAGAAGTAGCAATAAGAGTAAAATTACCTATATTATTATAAGTATAAAGTTCAGCATAATAATAAAGAGCCCCTGTCCCTGTATTAGACCTATTACCAAATACGTTAAATATCCAAATACCACTTTGTAAAGTTGTAACACCAGGATATCCAGATACAGTAAGGAATTCACTAATTAAAGTCCCAGTTCCTAAAGCTGTTGTGACTACGGTTTGAGTTGCTACATTTGTAGCAGTATTAGAAAGAACCTTATAAGGTGAAACACTAGAAGCAATACTTTGATTAAGATATAAGTTAATACCTCCAGCACTTTGTCCTAGTTGAGATTGAACATATCCTACAGTAGTTAAATCATTATTTTCCCAAGCGGTAGGATTTTCTGTTGCTTTTGGTATATGATTGAAAACGACAGCTTGTGTATCTGAAAATGTAATTCCATTAGTTGAACTTATTGTAGTTCCAGTCGTAACAATTGAATCAGTTCCGTCTGATACATCTAATGTTCCAAGAACATTTGTATCTTTTAAATTTTCAGTTCCTTGAGCATTAGGATATGTTAAAAATAATTTTTTAGCAATTTCGTATGTCAATGGTTCATTTACAATGTCTATGAAAACAGAGTTATCAAAAATTGGTAAGTCTTCGGTAGGTGGTATGTATGATGCCATCAGATTATATATAATAAGAAGATATAATTTATTTTTTAATAATTATATATAATTTATAAAAATAAATTCTTCACTTAATTATATACAGAATGCCTCCAAAGAAGAAAAATGATAATGAAATATCAGCGGGTAAAATTGTTAATATGTATGATCATATACCTAAATATTTATTAGATAAGGTTGATAATCCTAACTATGAATTACATAGACTTAAACTACCTTTTAGGATGTGTATAGTCGCACCATCGGGGAGCGGAAAAACCAACTTCTTAGTAAATCTTATACACTTATTCTCCTGTGGAGAAAAAGGAACCTTTTCATCTCTTCATATTATTACAAGAAATCAAGATGAGCCTCTATACAAATGGTTAAATTCAAAATGTGATAGAATTATTATTAAAGAAGGATTACACAATACACCAAAATTAGATGATTTTAATAAGGATGAAAATCATTTGGTTGTATGGGATGATTTAGTTTTAGCAAAGGATTTGTCAAGCGTTGAACAATATTATATAAGAGCAAGAAAATTGAATGTTTCAGTAATATTCATTTCCCAGTCTTATTTCAAAATTCCAAAAATTATTAGAAACAATTGTTCTTATATGGTTCTATTAAAACTCTCAGGAAATAGAGAAGTCAATTTGATTTTGAGTGAATTTGGATTGGGGATTACAAAAGATCAGCTATTGGATTTATATAAGTTTGCTACTCAAGAGAAATTCAGTCCTCTAATCATTGATATGGAAGAGGATGTGGATAAAAGGTTTAGAAAAGGATTGGTCCAAATATTAGCAATCAATAATTAGATTGAATTTTTATATAAATAATTTAGGGATTATTTATATAAAAAAATATTATAAAAACGATATAAAGGAAAATTTTTATATGACTATATAATATAAAATGTCTAGTCAGATTATTTGTGGAAAGTGCGAGGAAAATTATTGCGATATGTCCTATGAGGAAAACGGTGAGTATTGGTGTGAAGAGTGTTATACTATGGAATACCATCCTGATGAATTTGGTAAAATGGAATATTTGAGAATGGAAAAATGCTCTCATTGTTTTGAATCAGTTGAAGAACTATATGATGTTGATTGTTGTCACCATAAGTTTTGTATTGACTGTTTTGACTATGTGTGTAAGATTAATACCTGTGTTGAATGTTATAAACAGGTTTTGGATGATTATGAGCCTAATACTGATATTTGTAAAGCTTGTTATAATCAATACTATTCTTGTAATTGCTATAAAAGAGTTAGTATTGATAAAGATGAGTTATTTGCTAATGGATTATTCATCACATTTCAAAATAAAATTAATCACAAAGTTCTTCGTAGAGTTGTGGATATATGTGAAAGTCGTTATGGTTATAAGGATTTTGAAGATATTAAACTTGACGAAATTGATTTTGAAGAGGATGGTTCTAAGGGATATATTGTATCTGTTCCAAATAAAAAATTTAATTCAAATAATAATGAAAATGAATTTGTTAAAATTATAATTGAGTTTTATACTGAGGAAGAGATGGATGAAAAAGCATTAGAATATATTGAAGAAAATATCTGTTATTTTCATCCAAATTTTATTTTTCATCATTTAAAAGAAGGTATATTCAAACAAATTATTGAATCTGATGAGAAATCTGATCCTGAAAAGATTTGGGATAATGAAGCTTGTCCTATCTGTTTAGAGTGTTATGATGAAACCATTGAAAAAACTGTCGGGTGTTGCGGTCATACCTTATGTAAGGGATGTTTTAATCATATTATCAAGTCTAATAATTCAGTTTGTCCTGAATGTAGGGAGGTTTGGAATGATATTACTGATGGTCAGGAATTCATCAAATGGGAACTTGAGGATATTGTTGAACTGTGTGTGGCAGGTGATTTTGAAGCCCTGAATGAAATAGTTGATAATGAATCTTTAAAAGATGAAAGTGTGTTAAGAGATGGATATGCTAGTATATTCGGGTATGATGATTGTAATTTTTATGATGATGTGAAGTTTAGAAATGAAAGCTCTGATCATTTATATATTATTGATAATTCATTTTAAGAGGGATAGGTTGGTTATAGTATATTTAATAGTTTTTAATTAATATGAATTTTATATTAATTAATTATATATAAACTCCGGAAAGTAGAAAACCTGTGCGCTATTTTTAAGATTTCTTGTGTAAAATTTTTCATATTTCTATTGTAATAAAAAAATCCATTTTTCTAAGTAAGAATATCCAAAAATAGCGCACAGGTTTTCTACTTTCCGGAGTTTATATATTGAGGAATAATATAAAATATCCCTAATAATATTAATTAATATAAATATTTATAAAATAAAAATATATAAAGAAAAATTATCTAATATAAGTATATATCAAATATGGAACCCGAACCTATTGCCGAACCCACCCTTAAAACTGCTGATAAAACCAAATATATGCGAGATTATAAGAGAAAAAAGTATAAAGAAAAGCCAGATGAAATGAAGAGTAAGAACAAAGCCTACTATTACAAATATAAACACAATCTTTCATCTGATGAAATGAAGAAATACGATATATACCTACCTTTAGTAGCCCGGATCAGAAAGAATTTAGATGAGCTTAAAGAAGCTAAACCCGAATTCATCAAAACCATTTTACAACCTTATTTAGAAGTTTAAAGTTATTTAGGAAAATTTTTATAATATAGAAAATATTTATATTATAAAAAAATATATAATTTATACAAAAAAATAATATAAAGAAAAAATAATATATTATATTATAATATACAATGGAAATCCTCCCTGAACCTCAAGCCCTTGCCCTCACACCAGCTGTCCAAACACCAGTATTCAACTGGAAACTAGATAAGACCGAAACAAACTCATCTATTTTTCTCAAGAAGAAAATGATAGAATTTACAAATATCAAATTGATATACGGATTCTTGGCTACAAATATGGGTATATCTTATGTAGGTAATCACCGCTATAAAAACAATGTGGCATATGGTGTGAATACAGAACAAGAACAGATGGAAAACTACAAAAAAATGTATAATAAAAAACTATCAGCCTTTCAACTTGGTTTCATTTTACCAAAGCATAAATGGGGTAGAATTATACCTGCGGACTATACATCTCTTTCGGTGTTTCATAGACCAACCAGACACAGATTCTCCCGAGATTATTACATTGATATTGATATGGTAAATGCTCAGCCGACTGCTATTTATGAAATCTGTAAATTGAATGGAATAGAAAAAAGAATTCTTGGGAAGTATGTGAAAAATCCTAAAAAATATAGAGAGTTTGTTATGAATCACCATTCTTGTTCTAAGGATACGGCTAAAACACTTTTCATCTGTTTGATGTTTGGTGGATGCTATAATTCTTGGTTGAAAGACAATGATATTCAAGAAAATAAAAACACAAAAATCAAAGAAATTGTTGAACTTGAAAATGAACTCAAATCTGTGATGGATATAGTTTATAGCACTAATGAACAGATAAAAGATGACAAGTTAAGAATAGATCCTAAATGTTGGGCTACTGTCAATGAAGCAAAAAGAGGAGTGATGGCTTTATGGTCACAGACTGTTGAACGTATGCTTCAGGAAACAGCTATTAAATTTCTATGTGATAATAAAGGTTTTCAAATTGAGAAAATCGTTCCTTGTCAAGATGGGTTTATGATTTTAAAAGAATTGTGGTATGATAATATTTTATCAGATATTGAAAAATCGATCGTTGATAAATACAATATCAATATTAAATTTCTTAATAAACCTTTTGATGAAGCAATTGAAATCCCTGAATTTGAAGATGATAAAAATTTAGATGAATGGGAAGACCTATTATCTGTAAAGCAATTAGCTGTCAAGTTTATTGAACTATATGGAAACTATATAATTAAGTTTAAATCCTGTATCTATGTTTATTGGGTTGATTCTGTTACTGGTGGTCGTTGGTATGATGAAACAAATACCAAAAATCAACACAAACTAACCCGATATATAAGTGAGAAATTGTATGCTCATATTAGGGATATGCTTAATCAAGCGGTTGAAATTGACGCAAAATCAAAAACCCGATTATTAAAAACACTTAGAACAAATACATCCAAATCAACTTATATCAATGATATTGTAAAACATATTCTTTCAAATGCTAATGAAGCTGAAATGGACTTTAATCAAAATCCATTTTTATTAGGTTTTAATAATGGTGTGTATGATCTTATAAATGGAACTTTCAGACCTTATCAATTTGATGATTATATGACTATTTCAACTGGATATGACTATAAACCGCTTGATGAATCAGACCCTAAAAATATTTCACTTATGGATGAATTGGAAACTATTTTCACAACTATTCAACCTGATCCTTCACACAAACGCCTTGTAGAAACTATTTTGGCATCTGGTTTAGATGGAAGACTTTATCAAAAGCTATTTTTATTAAATGGAGCTGGAGGTAATGGTAAAGGTCTTATTTCTTCACTTATGAAAGCTATATTGGGTGGATATGCTAGTCAGCCTACAAATGGTATTTTGAAAGATGCTGAAAAATCTAATGCTCCCTCACCTGATTTATATGGACTTAAAGGTAAGAGATATATCAATTTTACAGAAGTAGGTGGTCTTATCAGAGTTGCTATGTTAAGAAATTTAACTGGTGGGACAACCTTTACAGCTCGTTTATTACAACAAAATCCTGAATGTTTCAAACTAAATGCTACATTTACAATGGAATTCAATAATGCTCCTGAATTAGATGGAAAACCTCTACAAGCTGATTATAGAAGATTGGTTGATGTCTTTTTTCCTATTAATTTTACAGATGATGCTAATAAAATTGGACAGGAAATTGCTGGTGTGAAATTTGTTGAAGCTAATCCTTATTATGAAACAGATGAATTTGTAAATTCGATGAGAAATATATTCCTTCATAAATTATTAAAAGTATATAAGGATAATTGTGAGCCTAATACTGGGATTAAATTTATTATTCCTGATGATATCCGTTTAAGAACCGAAAAATTCATTGAAAATCAAAATATGTTTCAAAAGGTATTTAATGATCTATATATTAAATCCAATCCTTTACCAAATGATAAGGCTGATTTAAAATCCAAAACAATAAAAATCAAAGAAGTTTGGGATGATATAATTTCATCTACAGAATATAAAAATTTAACCTATAGAGAAAAAAGACAATATGGAAGAGATGAATTTTACAAATGGATTGAATCAATTGGTCTTAAATTAACTAATGATACAAAATCAAAATGTATCATAGGAATTTTAAAACGAGATAATATTCAAGATGAAGATTCAGATGATGAACCAAATCCTTTAGATGATGGTCTTGATCCTTTTTAAAATTAATAAAATAAATATTTAGGAAAATATTATAAATTAAATTATAATATTTTTTTCTATCTTAATTATATATAACACTCTAATGGAAAACAAAATTGAGATTGATGCTGACCAACTACCCTTTATCAGAGAAAAGCTTATGAAGTGTAAAGTAATTGCTTTAGAATCTATGGATAAACATCCTTTAATGAATCCAAAATATTTTTCAACAAGAGAAAAAGATAAACTACTAAAGAAAACCAGAGAAATATTTGACACAAAAACTTTGGAAGAAATCAATGAGTTATTTACTGATATTTGTAACGATAGATTATTTAACGAAGGTGCCGACTATTCAAATTATCCTACATATATTGATAAAAGATTCCCAGATCAACAAGAAAAAATAGACAGAGAAGAACCAGAACTAGAAAAACTCAAAGAAGAAATAAAGACAAATAAATTGATAGTTCAAGATATAGCAGGAAATTATTTAGAAATTGAAAAATCCAATGTATAATTTCATATGTTTAATTATTATAAATATTTATTGATAAACAATAATAAATATATATAAAAAATTTATTTTCTAATTATAAATTATATGAGCGGACAACCCTACAAAACTCCGATTGATGTCAAAAAGGCAAGACAAGCCTATTTAGCAAATCTTAATCTAAGAGCTGAATTAGATGATAAAAATCTCCAAGCAAATAAAATTTATATAAAAACTGGTCAATTACCATCGGAACCACCTGATACAAGAACTCTTACTGAGAAATTAGCAGACATTCAAAGATTAAAGATTGAACTATCATCAAAACTTCAAGAAATCACTGATGGTGAAAATGCTCAAGCTATTGTAAATCAATTAGATGACAATTCAATCCAATTTTTAATTCAAAACTGGACACCTATTAAGGAACAAATGAAGAAAATGTATTCTAAAGGTGTATTAGCACCAATTTTCATTAATTATCTTCAAAGATATATGGATAATTATGCTCAGACATTAGGGATTGAATCAGGTCTTCAACAATCAACTGGAGCTCAACTTTTAGCAAACCAAAAGATTATAATGAATACATTAGCATCTCAACCTGAATTAAATGATGTGTTAAAGGCTATTAACGATTTAGGTATTAATAATTCCATAATGGGAAGAACTATTTTACAAAATATTGAAGTAATAAAAAATTTTGAAAATAATTTACCTATGATCTTTACTAATCTTAATATTGAAAGCAATGCTATTACAAAACGTCAAATAATTGAAACTCTAAATGATATTGTAAAAGATTTACCAACTAAATCAGATATAAATACAGCATTAGCCCAATTAGAGCAAAGTGTTAAAGCATCGGATATTCAAGGGATTCAGCAAGTTTTAGATAAAATAATTGAAATAACAACTGCCGGAATAGAAATAAACGAACAAATTACAATTTTGAATGACCTAATTAGAAAACAATCTAGTGTTCCAAGTAAAATGCCTGAAGGTGTTCCTATTGAACCTACACAAGAAGCCTATCTTACTCAAGGACCTCAAGAATTAGGACCTCCTCCTGTTCCAACAACAGCTGAACCGTTTATTCCAAAGACTTCAATCGCAAGAGAACCAACTAGAAGAGAAACCGAAATTCGTAATTTTTATCGTAACCCAACAGATCCATATTTTAAATCTAATAAAATAAGAGGTGATTATATCAAACAAGGGGCTACTTTTTTACTTCAAGATGAAAAAGGTAATACTTTAAATCTATTAAAAGATCAAAATGGAAATGTCTATCAATTATTAAGTCAAATGACTAAACAATTATTTGACAGAGAACCTGCTCACTTATCTACATCACAATATGAAACTGTAATTGATTTAATCAATAAAGGACTTAAAGAATTAGTTCCTTCCGCCGGAACAGGAATGAAGGGCAAAGGTATTGCTATTAGAATTAGACCATCACAAGTATTTGAATCTGATATTGATAGAACAATAGGTGTTGAAGCAAGTCCAAAATTTGCTCCATTAGGAAGACACCTAATAAATACAAGACAACTTGATAAAGATATTGTGGCTATTAAACGACCTGCTGGATCAATAATAAAGACCTTACCATCTCAAAGAGTTTCAAAAAATCTTGGAAATGTAATTAGAAAAATTGTTGGAAATGGAATACCAAGTTACGATGATATTAATTCATTAACTGAAGATGAAAAATATTTTCTATATAAAGTAGCTAATGAAACTAAAATCAATGATAAATTAAATATCCCAACACCTAACAAAGATGAACAAGAAAAGGATATAAATCAATTTGAGATTCTAAAGGGGCAAATATTAGCTGGTAATGACAATCCTGAACTCGTAAAAAAATTCAAAACACTTATTTTGAAATTGGCAAACAAAGACCTAATTCCAAGAGGTCAAGTTAAGGAATTATTATTAGATTTAGCAACATTAGGACATTAAAATATTTAAGTATTATAATATTTTCTAACATTATATTATAATATGTATCATCCAATTGTATTAAATTCTAGCCCAAGAATTCAAACAAAACCAACTCCCCTACAAACTCCCTTCTATTTTGGTGGAAGTCAAGTGCCTCATACATTAAATTTATCTGATTTCAATGGTTCTGGAATAGAAGGAACTCCTTCAAAAACAGATATAGGAACTTTAGATCATAATAAAGATAAAGTATATCATCAAAGAGGTCAATATGTAATAAAACCATTTAATAAACCCTATGTTAAATCTTTTGTTTAAACAATATAAAAAATAAATTTACAAATAAAAAAAATCTATTATTAGTATATACTATGAGAACTCTAATTTTAAACTCATCTAATTTGGTTCAAGATGGTCAAAATAATAAGTTAGTTTATAAATTTCCTAATTCAGTTCAATTTAAGGACAATTATATTTCTCTTTCTCAGGCACAAA